TTAGAGTTATTGCTGATGGAATCGCGGGGCTAGGTTTGAAATTGTATAAAGACGATGGCCAAAGCAGGGATCAAATTATAATCCACTACGCCACAGCTTTAACTAACGAGCCTAACCCTTACCAAACAAAATACGATTTCACCAAGTATATGACTAGCCACTTGGCTTTAACTGGTAACGCTTACGCTTTTATTAATCGCGACGTGCGAAACATCGGCATAGAGTTGCACCCAATCGCGCCGCAGTACGTCACCCCTGTTATGCAGGACGGCCTTTTGTTTTACAAGGTTACACTTGCAGGATACCCGGGCATGATCCCTGCAACGGAAATGCTACACTTTAAAGGAATGTGTGGCGATAATCCGCTAGTAGGTTTGAGCCCAGTAGTATTGCATGCGGAAACTTTAGGCATTGACTTGGCAGCAATCAGCCAGAGCGCAGGCGTTTATAAAAATGGAGTATTGAAATTTTTGTTAACATCAGACGCGCAGATAAAAATAGATCAAGCAGGGCCTTTGAAAAAATCTTTGGATGACGTAATCGATGGGGCAAGCCGTAGCGCTGTGCTTCCCAACGGCATCAAGATGGAGAAATTAAGCCTAAGCCCTGAAGAGGCACAGTACTTGGAGACTCGTAAATTTAGCAGCGAGGAAATCGCACGAATCTTTGGAGTGCCCGCTTCTATGATCGGCGCAACCGCAGGGATTAAGTCAAGCGTTGAGCAGGAGTACCAAGATTTTTACGCGCGAACTCTAATGAGCTACGCTATAAACATTGAGCAGGAACTAGCGCGCAAGCTTTTAACAGAAAACGATAAGCTAACTTATTACTTTAAATTTAATTTTAACTCACTATTGAGGGCCTCCGCTAACGAGCGAGCAGACTATTATAATAAAGGCATCCGCGGCGGCTGGCTTTCTAGAAACGAGGCGCGGGTTTATGAGGATGTTAACGCTTTTGATGGTGGCGACGAGTATTTAATCGAAGCCAACTTAATGCCTAGCAGTCAGATTAACGAGTATATGGACGCGAAGATTGCAAACCTTATGGCAACTGCAGATAAAAACAATAACCCAGACGGCGTAAATAATCAAACAATAAATTAAAATGAAACAAGAAAGGCGCACATTTACGGGCACCGTCCACACCAGAGCAGACGGCGAAGGCATGCCAAAAGAAATTGGTGGCATCGCTGCCGTTATTAATTCAGTTACTGACCTTGGATATTTTGAAGAGGTGATAATGCCCGGGGCGTTTGACAACGCTTTGAGTAAGGATTACGATATCCGTTGTTTGTTTAACCACGAAGCCGATTTAATTTTGGGCCGCACAAAGGCAGATACTTGCAGAGTGTTTGTAAATGGCGACGGTAATTTAGAATATACTTGGGTCCCAGATTACGAGAATCCTACGCATATGAGCGTCGTGCGTTCTATTATGCGCGGCGACATTACGCAAAGCTCATTTGCATTTACAATCAAAGCACAGAACTGGAGCGAATCCGAAAAGTACGGCAGTATGGGTAAGCGTTCTATTTCAATGATTGAGGATCTATACGACGTGAGCCCTGTAACTTATCCCGCGTATGAGGATACAGAAGCGGACGCTCGCAGCATTGCAGCAACCAGAGACCAAGAGTTAGAAATTGAAGCCGCAAAACAAAGTCAAGTAAGTGCGGATATTTTAAAACTTGCTTTAGCCAGATACACAAACTATTAAAAAAAACAAAAATCATGAATAAAATTAAAGCCCTAAAAGAAGAGCGTGGACGTTTGCTAGGCGAATTGTCTACCCTACAATCTACCATCGAGCGTGAAGCACGTTCTATGGCTGACACTGAAACTAACCGCTTAAGCGAAATCGAAGCTCGTTTGGGCGCGATCAAAGCAGAGGTTGAAACCTTAGAGAAATTGCAAAACCTTGCAGCTCAAGCCGCAGGCCACAGCGCAAGCCGTAGCGAGGAAAAAGAAAAGTCTAACATGGCCGACGCTTACAGCTTTAAGCGCGCTATTGAAATGGCTGTTACTGGACGCCGTGAAGGTGTTGAAGGAGAATTTAGTGCAATGGGTGGCGACGAGTTCCAACGTTCAGGCGTTAGCGTTTCTGCTCACTCTATTAAAATCCCTTCCGCGGTATTTAAGCGTGACATGACTGCAACAGGCGGAACTTCTGGTTCTGAAGGTGGCGTTAACGTTCAAACTTCTGTAGGTTCAATCATTGACGTTTTGTTGCCTCGCACAGTTTTAGCTAACTTGGGCGTTCAACGTTTGAGCGGATTGGTTGGCAACTTGGATATGCCTACTGCTAGCACTGTACCTAGTGCAGGTTGGAATACTGAAAACGGAACAGCTACCGAAAAGAGCCCCGCGTTTTCAAAAATTACTTTCAGCCCTAAGCGTTTGGCTGCCTATATTCAGGTGTCTAACCAGTTGATGTTGCAATCTAGCAACTCGATTGATGCTTACGTTAGAAATTGGTTGCTTAATGCTATGGCCCAATCTTTGGAAACTGCTGCTATTAAAGGTGGTGGATCTAACGAGCCTACTGGTATTATTGCAAACGCTAACGTTAACGTAACTTTTGCAGGTGGTGCAACTTCTAACTCTACCAACGCTAACGGAATCGCTCCAGTTTGGGCCGATGTTGTTAACTTGATGAAAGCGGTTGAAAATGCTAACGGAAACGGTGTTGCTTACTTGACTAACCCATTGGTGAAAGCTAAATTGCAAACTACTGCCCGTCAAGCCTCAGGCGTAGAAGGTAACTTTATTTGGCCTTCTGGTGGCACTGAGTTGAACGGTTACAATGTTGCGACAACAACTTTGGTTCCTAGCAACTTGTCTAAAGGTTCTAGTTCTACTTTGTCTGCAATGATCTTCGGAGACTTCAGCAAGATGGCTATTGCGAGTTTCGGCGGAATGGAGCTCACAGTAGACCCATATAGCGGAGCTACTGCTGGCTTAACTAACGTTGTGCTTAACGCTTACATGGATTGCAATTTGTTGCAGCCTACTGCGTTTGCGGTTTGTAAAGATATCGTAGCTTAACAACTAGCCCGCTCGGGGGCGTAAAAGTCCGAGTGCTGCGGGGGGTCTTGACTGCACCCCCCACGGGCCAAATGTTAGTTAAATTTTTGATCAATCCAACAGGAATATTTAACCTAAGTTATAACTTGGGGGAGGTTGTGGAAATTGAAACAAAGCAAGCCGAGTTATTACTTGAGGCTGGGGCTGTTGAAGTTGTAGCTGCACCTAAGACCAAAAAGAAACCGACTAACCCAGAGACCGAATTAGACGCCGAATAAAATGTTTAAAAGTAGAAGATACACAGCCTTTGCAAATGTAGCCACAGACTACTTGAGTTTAGCCGACGCTAAACAGCATTTGCGCGTTACTGCCTCAGATGATGACAGTTATATTAGCGGCCTTATCAGTATGGCCGTTGACGCCTGCAGCAATTATTTGGGATACTCTATAAAGAAGGGAACGGCTAAATATGGCTTTGATAGCTTTACGGGCTCGCCTGCGCTAATCAATCCCGTTAACGGCCTCAATATACCTTCTGGCAATTATCTGCGCGTAAATAGCCGCGTGTTGGCTGTTAACTCTGTGAGCTATGTAAACTCTAGCCAAGCCGTTACCGCTTTTGCAGGTAGCGATTGGATAGTAGCACCTGACCCAATGGGCAACTATTCACGAAATATCTTTATCAATACAGCGCCCGACTCAATTACAGACGATACGATTAAGTATATTATTGAAGTATCTGAAGGATTTAATCCAGTTGGTACGTCTAGCGTCGACCCAGATACTATTTTTCCGATGGCGATTAAACACGCTGCTTTGCTTTTAGTCGGCCAATACTATGATAACAGGAACGCGATAGTAGTGGGAACCATCCAAAGCAAAATATCTTTAGGCTTCGAGTATCTTTTAGATCCTTACAAAATCCAAATAATACTATAATGCAATCGGGATCTATGGACGTATTGGTAAGCCTGCAGAGTTATGCGGAAACTATCGACGCCAATACAGGGGAGAAATTGCAGACGTGGACGGAATACGCAACGGCTTGGGCTCAGCGCGTAGAACAGGAAAGCGGAAGCGAGCAAGTGAACGCAGACCGCAGAGAGCATAAGCAAATCGTTTACTATACTATCCGCTATAATTCAGCGGTAAGCGTAAAGCATAGAATTGTTGACGCGGGCCTTAATCATAACATTGTTAACATTGCAAACCTAGCAAGGAATTTATATTTGAAGTTGCAAACGGAACTAACAGAGTGAGCAAAAACGTTGAAAATATTGCCGAGGTTATAGACGCCTTAAAAGCGATGGGGGTCGAAATCGATAACCCCGAATTTCAGCGCATGCTCAAAGCTCAGGCATTACCAATAATTAGTAGTGCAAAGAACTTAGCGCCAAAAGATAGCGGAGACTTAGCGGCATCCATCGGCTTTATCACTGGAAAGGATAAAGACAACAAAACAAAAGTGCTTATTGGATTGCGCAAGGAGTATTACAATAACTACCTAGGGCCGATGTTTGAGTACGGCACTGTTGAACGTATACAAGGAAAGACAGGCCGCTATACTGGCATCATTGAACCCCGCCCATTCATGCGCCCGGCATTAGACCAGAACGCGGGCAGAGTAACGGACGGAATTATAAACGGCGTGGATAAAATCCTAGCCAAATTAGCAAAGAAAAATAACTTAATATATAAATAATCATGGCAACTACTGGACCAGTAAACGGCACGCTTATAAGCATCTATAAAGATGTGAGCGGCACACTTAAAAAAATCGCTAACGCGACATCTAACTCGCTCGACATTTCTAAGGATATGATCGACGTTACAAGTAAAGACAGCGCAGGCGCAAAGGAATTTATCGCGGGTGAGTATGGCTACACTTTAAACGTTGAAGCAATCTTTGAAGATGACTCAAGCGTTGGAGCTTCACAAGTTTCTTACAAGGATTTGGTAACAGATTTGCTTGCAGGTACTTTATTGACTATTGTAATGAGCTCAAACGTAACAGGCGACGAAAAATATAGCGGTACCGCTTTCTTTACATCATTAAGCCTTAGCGCACCAAACAACGACAAAGCAACTTGGACAGGCACCTTGCAGGGATCTGGCGCTTTGACTTTGGGTACTGTTGCTTAATAGTATTATATTTGTGCCATGAGCACTACAATTAAACTAGGGGGTGCTGAGCATCCCCTTTTATTTAACATGAATAGCCTGCGCAACATTATGGAAGTTGCCGGCATGGAAACCTTTGCGGATTTAAACCTGCAAAAGGACTTAGCGAAGTCTATGGATTTTGCTTTGAGCTGCGCGTTTTACGGGATCTTGGAAGGCTACGAGGCCCAGGATAAAAAGACGCCTTACCCGACAGTTCAAAAGTTAGGCGTGGCGATTAAAAAGTTTCAAGAAATTAGCCCCGCGTT